TATTGTGGTAGTTACCGCAATAGCGAGCGCTAAATATCACGTTGCAGCACAGCTACTTGGTTCAGGAACCCTAGTAACACCATTCGCAGATTCGTAGGAGGTAACACATGGCTGATTCAGTCACAGGACCAACTATTCAATACGACTACGATAAGAAACTGGTTACATATTGTTCCGTTTATTCAGATGGAACAGGCAGTAGCACAACATTAGTTGATGTTTCTGCTTTGAACCAGTCTGCTAATAAAGAAACATGTACACATGTAGCGCTGAACAAAATCTGGTACACCTGTAGTGGAGCGCCTGACGCACCAGCATCTCTTGATTGGGACGCAACTACAGATGTTACCTTTTTGACTTTAGCTTATGACAACATGTTTGACTTTAGTTCAATTGGAGGTCTAGTTAATACAGAAGCATCGGGATACACAGGAGACGTTCTCTTAGTAGTTCCGTCCACCGCTGATGCAGGGAACGAATACACTGTTTGGTGTGAGTTTTTAAAGTATTACGAAGCGCCTAACAACTAATGGCTACGTCAGGAACAACTACGTTCGATCTAAACGTCGACGAGTTGATCGAAGAAGCGTTTGAACGTTGCGGACTAGAATTAAGGACCGGCTACGATCTGGAAACAGCTAGGCGGTCCCTTAATCTTATGTTTGCTGAGTGGGCGAATCGAGGATTAAATCTTTGGCTTATTGTTGAAAGAACGGAGTCTTTAACAGAAGGCACTACCAGCTATGATCTTGACACGGATCTAGTTAATGTGCTCTCCGCTGTTATTCGTCGCACTTCTGGTGGTACAACTACCGATTATCAAGTAGACAGGATTAGTCGTAGTGATTACCACTATCTTCCAAACAAGAGCACGAAATCAAGGCCAACGCAGTTCTATGTAGAAAAAACCATAACGCCGAAGCTGTATTTATACCCAGCACCAGAAAACTCCACAGATGTTTTTCGCTACTATGCCTTAACTCGCATACAGGACGCGGGCATTTTTACGAACACATTGGAGATAACGTTTGAGTTTCTCCCAGCTATGGCAGCGGGACTGGCTTATTATATAGCTATTAAAAGAACTCCGGATCGCGTGCAAATGCTCAAACAAATCTATGACGAAGAATGGGCACGAGCAGCCTCTGAAAACATAGATACAGTAAGCTCTCGTTTTTTGCCGTCTAGGACAATTATCTAATGGCTTTTGCGAGCGGAAAAAAGGCTTGGGGTATTTGTGATATATCTGGGTTTCGTTATCGTTTAAGGGACATGAAAAAGACCTGGGACGGCTTTTTAGTTGGACCGGATCAGTGGAGCCCTAAGCATCCACAATTAAACCCGCCTCATTTTACAGCGGACGCGGAAGCTTTACGCAACCCACGTCCTGCTAGAACAGAGCCGGTGGCAGATGCTTTACTGACCAATAATCCTTTTCTTTCCACAGCGGGGAGCGCGGTTATTAAAGTTTTTGAAGATGACCATGGTCGAAGTACCGGGGACAAAGTACGTTTTAGAGGAGTCGAGGCTTTTGACGGTTTTACCGCTGGAACTCTAACGGACCCAGATGCGTATGCAATTACAAAGATAGATGCAGACACATATACTTTTTCAGCCGTTACTGGAACAGGGACAAGCGGAGCAAGAGGCGGAGGAGCCTTTGTTTCGGTAGGCCCGGCTCAGGCGCTGTTGCCCTTAAATCCGTTCAGAACGGCGGACTCAGGAGCAAACGCGGTGATTCATGTAACCGAGTTTAAACACAACAGAACCACGGGCGATACCGTTCGTTTTCGTAGCACCGAAGCCTTTGATGGAATAACAACAACCGTGCTTGAAAGCTCAGATGGGTATACAATAACCGTTGTGGACAATAACGAATATAGCTTTACTTCAACAGGAACCGCTACAACCGGAGACGTTACCGGTGGCGGCTCTACAGCTACAGCAGGACCAACATCGTGAGCTTTACTTATAGTGGAATGAAAACAGCGATTCAGAATTACATGGATAATTCTGAAACAACCTTTACTAATACGCTCGATACCTTTATCAAGCAGGCAGAAAACCGGATATTTAATACGATTGAACTCAATGTTTTTCGTAAGAACGTAACCGGAACCGCTTCATCGGGGAACCAGTACCTGTCTGCGCCTACGGATTTCGTGGCTCCTTTGAGCTTGGCTGTATTGGATAGCGACAGCAAATACACCTACTTATTGTTAAAACACCCTAGTTTTATGCGCAGTTACACACAAGCGGCTTCAACAACCGGAGTGCCCAAGTATTACGGTCAATTTGACGATGACACCTTTATTCTAGCGCCAACGCCGAACGCTAATTTAACTTTTGAACTACACTACCTATACCAACCTGCGTCATTAACCGCGGCTGGAGACAGCGGCACAACCTGGATTTCAGACAACGCGCCTGACTTGTTGTTGTATGGATCTTTGGTAGAAGCCAGTATTTTTATGAAGCAAGACATTAATGAAACCAATGTTTTTGAACAGCGTTTTCAAGAAAATCTTGCTAGAACAACCGCTTTAATGGAAGGAAGAGCTACGAGAGACGAGAACCGCTTTGATAGGCAAAGGGTTTTTATCAACCCGCAACAACAGCAGTAGATGCTAGAAAATAAACACATTGCACTGGTTGCTATGGGGCAAAGCCAACTGGATTTTCACATGAGCCTTTCTCATAGTCAGGAGTACGATGAGGTCTGGGGCATTAATTCCATGTGCGCAGTTACTAAGTGCGATCGTGTGTTTATAATGGACCCCGTTTCACGTTTCTTTGATACGTTTGACGCAGGGCCACAAACTCAAGTTATGAGAAGAACTCTTCCAAGGCTAGAAATCCCAGTATATTCCTGTGAGCTCGATAATCGGGTTCCAGCTATTGAACTGTTTCCCCTGGAAGAAGTTGTTAAAGACCTAGGTTGCGCATACTTGAACAACACAATCGCTTATGCCCTTGCTTTTGCCCTATGGAAAAAGGTAGGAAAACTAAGTGTTTTTGGCGCAGATTTTGCCTATAAATCGAATGTTTATTTTGGAGAATCGGGCAGAGGATGTTGTGAGTTTTGGTTGTCTAAGTGCATGGATTCAGGAATGGATGTATCTATTGCCGGTCACTCTCCAATGCTAGATACGAACATCCCTTTAAAGGAAAAGCTCTATGGCTACCATAGACTTGATAACCCTCCTGTAGTATATTTAGACAAAGGTGAATTGGTCGTCGGAAAGTTTTCCGATGTCATGGAGGAAGAGAAGCCTTCTGGCATTTCAGGGAGACAAGACATTGGTCCACCAGAACCAGAGAAATATTAATGGAAACTGATTCATTTACACTCTCCATAGGAGACCTTGGAGTAAAGACAACACATGGTAGAGGCCATACAGTAGAAGAAGTTGCTGAAATGGCCACTAATAAATTAGTTTCGGTGAGCGACACAGCGCCGGATCCAATTAGAGCACAAGCCCATGCCTTTAAAAAAACGTGTCAATTGGTTATTACCTACTACATGAAAGAGGCGATAAAAAACCACATGTGTACAATAGGTAATCAATTAGAGGCGCAGGGCCATAAGGACCTTGCGGAAATTATTAGGAGACTATAATGGCTATAACACAAGCAATGTGTACTTCTTTCAAAAGTGAGCTTCTGCAAGCGGTACATAACTTTAAAGCATCTGGAGGAAATTCTTTCAAGCTCGCTTTATATACCAGCTCTGCGACTATGAGTGCTTCTACCACAGCTTATTCCACTAACCAAGAGGCAACAGGCACAAACTATAGTGCGGGCGGATCAGCTTTAACAAATGTCAACCCTAGCACATCGGGGACAACTGCGTTCACTGATTTCTCTGATTTGACGTTTGGTACTTGCACAATTACGGCAAGAGGCTGCATGATTTATAATGACACAGCTACTGGTGATCCAGCAGTTGCAGTTTTTGATTTCGGTGGCGATAAAACCAGCACAGCAGGTAGTTTTACCATATCTTTCCCAACTGCAGACGCAAGTAACGCTGTTATTAGAATAGCGTAAACCAGTTATGGCTGGTTGGGGTCGATCTACTTGGGGTACAGGTCCTTGGGGTGAACCCGCTGTTGTTAATGTTACTGTTACATTAACAGGACTAGCAGGTACTTCGGCTTTAGGAACTGAAACCGTTAGCTGTGACGCTAATGTTACAGAGACAGGCGTATACGGCACAGGCGCGGTTGGCACAGTTGTTGCAACAGGGGCTGCAATTGTTACCGAGACAGGGGTCG